AGGCTCGCAAGAACCATCGTCATCTGTGGCCTCTGAATCATAGTTCATGGCCGCTGGATTGGTGCAACCATAGATTGGTTCTGGAGACCAATAGCACGAGTCATCATCATCTGTGGCGTATGGGTCATAATTGTCAGCATCAGAAGCGGTGCATCCCCAAACAATATCCCACGATGGGTCATAATAGTCGTCATCATCCTCGTCAGAGTCGTCGCCCATGAAGTCGGTGATTCCAAGCATCTCAGCACCCCCTCCGCCCAAGAGAATCGCTATGATGGGCAAGACTGTCATCAAGAGTGCTTTGGCCTTCACAGCCTGTTCATTGGCCTTGTCCAGAATGCCCATCGTTTGTTTGTTCGATTCATTCAACATTCCATCATCCAGAAGGTCTGCCATCACATCTGATTTATCTCGCCCCGTCGCTTCTGCCAGAAGTTCTGCCTTCTCGCTGAGTTCTGCTAAATCCACATCGCTGTCGCCCATGTATTGACTTCAATATGTCGGCGGGTTAAATCGGTGTTGGAATTGGGAACAAAAGCATTGAGATTGAGATACATTGATAAGGGTGGATGCACACGGAAGGATATGAGCCGACACGGAACATTCACCTTCAACGAAGGATGCACATACAAAGCGACCTCCATCTGTGATTCAGAATGCCATTGGTATTTCACTATCACACGCAGAACTGCCTCCAGCATCTGGACAGTTATTGACGGTGTTGAAGTTCGCAGAAGCGTTAAGTCATTCACCTGTGGACACACCACAGAGGAATACTTCATGCCCTTTGGAACATACTCAATGGCCGCATCTGTTGGCGCATCTGATGACTTCTCACACGAGTTCTGATTCAAGCACCAAAGGTTCGCATGGTTGGCAGACCGCCACCCTCGTCGTGCATGTCGAGTGCGAGCGTAGCGTATAGCAAGGCGTGGAATGCGTGGTCATCACCATCTCTGCCATACTTGGTCAGAGCCTGTGAGCGTCGTTGACGGCCAGACTTCATGTCATCCTCGACAGAACTGTTCAGAGCGCACCACTCGTGCAAAACCCACTCCAATTCCCTGCCCTTGAACGGCAGTTTGAACTCTTTGTTCTTGATGGCCTCCAGAGTCTTTTCGACATAGGTTGTCCTGTCCACCACAGCCATGTTGATGATGTTCCTGTTGTTGTCCCTGCGCTTGAACTCATACGGTGTCATAGGGCGGCTGGAATAGTAGCAAGAAGCAATCCTGTCGCCAAACTCACGCATCAGTTCCTTGACCTGTCTCGCACCATATCCAATATCACAGACGACCTTTGTTGAATTGTATCTCAGAATCAAATCCTTGATGATGCCGACTTCATCCATGTCATCGTCGCCTCTGGACTCAACCCGTATCGCATTCAATATCGTCTTGCCATCAGAACTGAGAATCACGATTGTCGTTGTCATTCCCCAATCAATTCCCATGACGGAGGATTCTGGAATCGCCAGAGATGTGGTTGGAGACATATCGGCATCAATACAGGCCAGAGCAACATCGAGTGTGAGTGGTTTCGCTGAACCAGCAAAGAACTCGCCCATCACTTCATTCTGGAATCTGCGTGGAGTGTATGTTCCTCGCTTCTGGATTATGTCGTCTGCTGAGACATCTGGGTGCATGACTTGGGTGATGTGATACCCAATGATGTTCTGAACCTGTGTAGCGTGTCCAGACTGATGAATCCATTGTTCACCCTCCATGTCCCACTCGCCTTTGGTGCTGGACTCCCAGAGCCTCCAGAACTCAGAACCTTGCTCACGAGCAGTTCCAGAAACCAGCACGACCTTGTAGTCAGATTGAGTGAGCATCTCAATCAACATCGGCAGAACATCTGGGTCTGAGTCTTGATATTCATCAATGCAACACATATCGGCGGCAATACCCAGCAATCCATGTGCATCTCCCCAATTTGAGTAAGCATAGAAGTGGTTCAGAGATTTAGCACCGACATCGAATGTCTGATGACTCACAGATGTCTTGATTCGTTGCTTTAGAAGGCATCCATTGTTGACGGATGACATCATCGCCCCATTGAACCGTTCCTCAACGAATCTGGACACCTGTGGCTGTCTGGGGGCGGTATAGACGGCATTGAAGTATGGAATGTTCAGCAAGCCATACAGAAGGAGGTTGCAGATGGTCTCAGTCTTTTCGACCTTGCGTGAGCATTTCAGCACGATAATTTTGGTTGTATCGTTTTTCTGTAAAGCCCCAAAGTGCCGATAAACCTCAGTCAGATATGGCCTCTGGTGAAGCAAGAATGGCTTGCCTTCGATGGTTCTGAAATACTGCGCCCAGCGGTCTGGATAGAGAGCAATCTCTCTGGCCTGTTCTCTGGTGAGTGCTTGACCCCCTCCATCCGACATGGACAGAGGGAGTCGCCCCTAATGCTTGAATCTGGCGGTCTCAGATAGCCTCGACGATGCTGAATTGGTCAGCGTAGTCGTTTGCCGCTTGACGGCTCTTGAAGGTGCAGATGACCTCTCCAGACGCTCTGTCCTTGACAGCATAGTTTCCTTCGTCATCCATAGCGATAAGAACCTCAAGAGTCTTGGCTGAGATTTTATCGTTGATGATGTCAGCGGTTGCTGTGCTGTATGGGAGTTTGTAGTGTCCAGCACAGATTTTGCCGTAGCCGTGTGCGGTGGACTCATAGGTTGAGAGTTCCTTGCGGCAGTAGCAACATCGGCCAAGTTTAGCACCCATCTCTGAGACAACCTTGATTGGATTAGCCTTGAACTCATCCATCATGGTCTTGACCTCAGCAGATACCGCTGGAGTGTGATTCCAAGCGTTTGTGGCTTTGGTGATGTGTCCAAAGGAGTATTGACGACCAACACGGCGAAGGTCGCTCTTGGACAGTCCTGTCATGTCAGCATCGTGGACATAGAGAACATCGTTGGTCTCAGCCTTGCGACGGTTGGAACGGACAACGACTTCTGTGCCATCGTCAGCCAGAAGGTGAACTTTGGTCTGGGTCAGAGTCTCGCCAGCCGCATCGAACATTTCAATGACAGCCTCAAAGCCTGTGATTGCATCAGCATCGTCAACAGGAGTGTGGAGGATGCGAAGGCGTTCTGCTTCTGCTTCACGAGCAACACGAGCCGCATCACGAGCCGCCATGCGGTCAGCGTGAGTGGACTTCAAATCACGAGCCTCAGCAAGAAGTCGCTTGAAGTGAGGCATCTGACCACCTGTCAAGAATCCACGCTTCTGGTGGAATCGGCACAGGGACTGAACAAAGTTCTGGTCTCGTGCTGGCAGGTATTTGCGAAGGTTATTCATCTCAACGACTTCTGCTTCACTCACAGATGAGGATGAAGTGCTGGTGTCTGAAACTGTGGTGAATGATTTGCCTTCTGCTTTGACACCTGTGGTGCTGGTGTCTGTGCAATATCGGTCAACAAAGATGCGAACCCACTTCATCTGGGGTGTGGATAAATCCCACTTTGCACCTTTTGAACATAGGTCGCCCACGAACTTTTTGTCTCGTGCAGACGCTGTGTCCTTCACTTCGGTCAGTTTTTCTATCAATTCTGTCTGGTCTGTATCTCTCGCCATGTTATCTGCCAGCAAGTCTCCATATATCAATACATCGGTGTATCAATGTTGCAGAATCTGATTAGGATGAAGGCGGTGTCTGGCTGAAAATACCCGATTCGATGTTGAGCCGAATGGAAGTGATAGGGCAAAAGAGTAGCAACAACGCATCTCTTTACCAGACACCAACCTCCAAGAGATTGATTGGCCGACAGTATATGAAGAATCACTCAGATTTCCAATCACGCTTGCGTTCAGCCATAGCCGCTTCACGCTCTGCTCGTGCTTGTTCTCTGCGTATGTCCTCTGCTCGACGCTTGACGGTCTTGTTGAGTCGTGCTTGTCCATGAAGAACTGCTTTGTCAACGACTTTCAGAATCAGAGGGTCATCTGGAGACTTGATGTGAACTGACCATTGGAATCCTCTGCGAAACAGGGAGACATCTTCGACGGTTGCATCTGGATGAGAAGCCATCAGTTCTGGTTTCAGTTCTTGGAATGCAGACTCTTTCACCCAAATGGATGCACAGTCTTTGATTGAGCCATAGATAGCGGCTACAATCTGGTTTGGTTCATTCATGAATCTGGCAACGGTGTATTTGATTGACCCCGCTGTCATATCTTCGCATTCAAGACCATGAGCCTCCAATTCCTTCTGGATTCGGTCTCTGGTCATTCTCTTCAATTCTCTTTTGCCAATGGCAGGTCGCTTTCTGGGCATGTGTCAAGCGAGTATCAATCTCATATATCACTCTTTGCGTTCCCTCAATACATAGGATTCTGACCAAACTCCGTTGTTCAATGCTTTACAGCACACCATACATGACGACTCTGGGGCGATTTTTCTGGTTCTGAATATGACCTTGCTACAATTGGGGCATTCATACTGCCAGAGCCGACCTTTGCCACGCTCGATGCGTTCAATCTGCCGCACGAACTTGGCTCTGTGATACTTGTATTCTGGATATTCCTCCCACGATTCCTCCAGAGATGTGAACATCTGCCCATGACCTTCTTCTGAACCCAAGACGATGTGCAAGAGTTCGTGGTGGATGAGTCCCTTGAGCAGAATGGCATAGCCCTCGTCATAGTAGTCGAAGGCATAACGGTTGATGCTGATGGTGAAGTCATCGTCTGTGAATCTGACCTGTGCCAGAGTTCTGACTGTGCCATCTCTGAGATACCTCCAGCGAAGCCAAGAAGTTCCAGAGGGCAATCCTCCCAGAGTATCTGGTCGCTCTGCTCTGAGTTCACGATAGAACTGTCTGGCAAGAAGTAAATGCTCAACGCTCAATGGATTGGTCAGACTTTTGACCATTCCTCACCCTCGATGGCGGCGATGAATATCATCTCGTCTGCTCTGAAAACTCTGAATATCTGTTGGGGATTTGCCATCATGAGAATCATGAGTTTGTCTCCAACCGCAGATGGTGATGAACTCGCTGGGAGTTCCCACATTTTCTGGTTTCGACCATTGATTTGCATGACTTTTTCTGTTTCATCCACAGGAGTTTCATCTTCTGACATGGTTTGCCCTATCAGTCCCACCGTTATCAAATCAACCAAACTTTTCGTGGAGTTCGTTAATGTCAAAGGACACATCTCCATCCAGAGTTCTCTGAGCAATCTCCAGAATCCAATTCTGACAGATGGGAATGTTTGTTCGTGCTGTCGGAGTGAAGTCCAACCAATTATCGGGTTCAATATCTGGTCTGAGGCAATATGCAAATTGTCCATCGGTTTTGGATTCTTTGCTGATTGCCATCAACCCTTGATTGAAACTTGTCTCGACCATGAACTTGGTTTCGCACCACGCTTGCTTGAACTCTTCTGGATATTCTTGGAATGCCATGAGTGGGATGGCGTTGAGAGCGTGTGAATTGAGGCTCTTATGTGGCCTGTGGAATTGCCCAGCGGTTGCATCCAGAATCCATCCGTCTGCGATACAGATGACATGGCCGTCATAACCTGTGCCTTGAACCTCTTGCTCGTGGTATATTGCCAGAGTGTATGGGTCAATCTGCTTGATTGGTTTGCCTTTGCTGGACTTTCGCTGTGGATGGCGTGTGTTTTTCTTCTTTTTCTTGAGGTTGTCGTTATGATTTTCGATTCTGATGTGGTCGCCTTTCTTGTATCTCAAGAAGTCGTGATTCCATCCATACACATCACATGCTTGAGCGTATGCTGGAACTCCCAGAATCTCAAGCGCACCAGCCATCGCCTCTGACATCTGATAACAACAGTCTGGGAATATGGATTGTTGAATCAGACGAGCCGCATTCATGACGACCTCAATCCGCTGGTCGAGATGGGGCATTCGGATATATTCAATGTCGGTCATGTTCTTGCCACGATGTGCAAGTATATCAATGGATAGGTTCTCTCAATGTCATTCTTCTTCTTGAGATAGCGCATGACATCGCTTGCAGAATAACACACCCTCCATCGCTGGTCGGCACTTGAGTGGTGTCTTGCACTTGAATCGCTTGCCCTCATAGGACATCACCGTCAGAGATATTGCATTGACGGGTTCATCTGGGTCGTGGTCATAAATCCACTTGTCAATCGGTTCGTCTGGATTCAGAACCAGAACTCCTTGAGTTTCAATGTTGCAGTTCCCACGATGCAAATCCAGAATCGCTTCAACAACAGCGACTTGGGCTTGAGTCAAATCTCCATCCATCTCAGCCAGAAGTGTTCCAGATTGATAATTGACAGAAACGATTTTGTCTCCAGATTGGCAGATGACAATTATCGAGTCCAATATCTGGTCAGTCTTGAATGTCATTCTCCAAATCACTCCCACTCGATGTTGGCGGTGAATGTTTCAGTTCCATCAGCGGCGGTGAAAACAATTGTCAGTCCTTTCATGAACATGACTCCTTCAAATGTTTGCTGGATTGGTTGACCAAATGCGGCCACCAATTTATACACGAGATTCGATGATGCGATGTCAGCAACCTCAGCACAGTCATGAATCTCAACCTGTGTCAATCCACCAGCGATGATGAATCCGTTGAGCATAGCAAGTGTCGGTGCTATCACCAGACTTGTTGTTCCTGTTCCAGAGGCGTGAGTTATCTGACTCATACAACATCGTTGCGATTCGGGGGTTATATCGGTGTTGGTTGCTCAGATGCGTTGCCACTTCAATGCAAACTTGGTCAAAACAGCGACAGCCTCTTGCTGTGTTTTAGACTGAGCGAGACCATCCAGAGTGCGCTTCTCAGCCCACATTCGATGCTCACCATCACAGTATCTGAATCCGTCTTTGAGGTCTTGCTTGAGGCAATCTGGGTGTTGGCAATCTGAGCGCATATCCTCGACTCAAGAATGTCGAATACAAGAAAGTTATGGTGTCCAGCCCAAGAATATGTGGCTCGCCATCCAGAGATTGAATGCGAATGAGCAATACAGAATTGTCCTCAATCTGCGGTTTGCTTTCACATGTCGCATAACAATGTCCCAGAGGTCGTCGTTGCCTCTGACCAGATTCTGACGGGTTGTCGGTGGATTGTCCATGAGTTCTGGCGATGTTCCCACAGTTAAGAACCTAATCTCCCACCTGTGGATTTCAATGGGTTTTTCGATGGGGCAGACAGTATTGATGTATCAAAGAATTGAGCAGGGAATTGAGAGGTGCTGGAATTGCACCCAGAAAAGAAACGAATTGATTCTGGGGGTGTTTAGACGCTCAGAAACGGGTTGCTGGAGTTATCCCCCTAAAGGGGGATAGTGAAATGAATCAAACGAACCCCCTATCCAGAGGACACATACCCCAATATACGCAGTATGTCTTTTCTGTATTCTAACATGTGTGTGTCCCATACCCCTCCTTTGTTTGTTTAATTATTTGTTAAGAACATAAGTAGTATGATATTGAAAGGGTTTAAGTGTGTGAACTTCGTGGAGAGATGGAACGGGACTATTGATATTCAGAAAAACATAGTGATTTTCCACCATAATTTTTGAGGCCATAGTGCAACGAGATTCAGAAAATAGATGGTATTGGGCTGAATAGGGGGAGGGGTCTGGTCTGCTCTGGGCAGTTCCTTTGCTCTGGGTGCTGGAATGAGATGTTCATCCCCCCTGCCCTGTTCACTATCGTCTGGAATAATTCTCTGGCTCTGGACACACCCACGCCGTCATCTGAGAGAAGCAAGGCTTGACCCCCGCCCGTCATGTCGGCCATCAATTCTGGATGACTCTCAGACACTTGCATCGAGACC